AAGAGCAGGACGTTTCGGCAATCATCGAGCAGAACAAGCGCGAGTTCAACGCCGCGCCGGAACGCTGGGGTGAATGGACAAAGGTTGGCAGCATCCCGATTTCTGTGTATTATGAACTTGAGCGCCAAGGTATTACACAAGACCAAGAGCGCATGAAGAAGTGGTTGAACAATCCGGACAACCTTTACTTCCGCACAAGGCCGGGGACTGTTTAATGGCAATTTCTACATACTCCGAATTGAGGGCTGCGGTCGCGGACTTCCTTAACAGGGATGATCTAACTGCGACTATTCCATCCTTCATCTCATTAGCCGAGGCTGCGCTTAACCGCCGTCTTCGTTCGCCAGAAATGGTGACACGGGCTACCGTCACTATTGACGCGGAGTATGAGAACCGCCCAACGGATTGGATGGAGACAATCCGCTATCAGGTTAATACCAATCCAATCACGGTGTTGGAATTTGTAACGCCAGAAGAAGCTATCATCCAGAAGACAAAGTTTTCTGCGGCTGGCGTACCGATGTTCTTCTCAACTGTTGGCACTCAGTTCCAACATGTTCCTGCACCAGATGGTTCGTACACGGGCGAGTTGATGTACTACGCCCGCATTGCTGGTTTGTCGGATTCGAACACATCTAACTGGCTTTTAACGGCCAACCCTGATATATACCTCTATGCAACGCTCGTTCAAAGCGCGCCATATTTGAAAGAAGATGAGCGCATTGGTGTTTGGTCTAGTATATTAGATCGCCTGATGGCTGAATACGAAGTTGCAGAACAACGGGCCAAGACGGGTTCAAGTCGGTTGGCTTCTAGGACAAGGACGTTTGGTTAATGGCGGATACAACAACTACAAACCTTGGCCTCACTAAACCTGAAATCGGTGCATCCGCCGATACTTGGGGCAACAAGCTAAACACCGACCTTGACCTCGTCGATGCGCTCTTTGCCGCTAACGGCACAGGGACGAGCGTTGGTATTAACGTAGGTGTGGGGAAAGTAGCCGCTGTTGCGGGGACGTTGAATGTAACCGGTACGGTTTCTGGCGGCATTGTCGCCCCGCTTGCCTCGCCAACATTTACTGGCGTAGTCGGTCTGCCTTCGACCACAAGCATTGGCTCAGTCTCATCGACTGAGATCGGTTACCTCGATGGCGTAACATCGAACCTCCAGACGCAGCTTGACGCTAAACTAGCCATCACGACGGCAGCATCAACCTACGCGCCGCTGGCCGGTCCAACATTCACTGGCACGGTTACGCTTCCATCGACGACAAGCATCGGCGGTGTGAGCGCGGCAGAGATTGTCTACCTTGATGGCGTGACATCGAATGTGCAGACACAGTTAGATGGTAAAGCGGGTCTTGCTTCTCCTGCGTTCACTGGAACGCCAACAGCGCCGACAGCCACCACTGGCACGAACACAACTCAGGTGGCCACGACTGCTTTTGTGCAGCAGGTTGCGTTCAACAACACGCTCCCTTCGCAGACTGGCAACGCCGGAAAGTACGTCACGACGGACGGCACGAATGCAAGCTGGGGGACAATTACTATTCCTGCGCAGGTTTATCCGAGCGCAGGTATTGCTGTATCTACCGGAACTGGATGGGGCACTTCTCTTACCACACCACTAGGCGTTCCTAACGGCGGCATAGGCGCGTCTACTCTCGCGGCCAACAATGTCCTTCTAGGCAATGGTACGAGCGCGGTTCAGGTAGTTGCTCCGGGGGCTTCTGGGAACTTGCTGACAAGCAACGGCACGACATGGACATCCGCAGCGGCTCCATCGAGCGCGGTTCAATACCCACAGAACAGCCAGTCAGCCAACTATACGCTGGTACTCAGCGATGCTGGCAAGCAGATATTCCATCCTGCGTCGGACGCTAACGTCCGCACATATACCATCCCAGCAAATGCGAGTGTTGCGTTTCCCATTGGCACGGTGGTTCTGTTCACGGTGGAGAATGGCGGCACTCGCGTCAACGTGGCGATTACTAGTGACACATTGGTAAACGGTAACGGCCTTGTCGGCACGCAAACTGTTTATCCAAACAACACGCTAATGTGTATTAAAGTCACCGCGACTAAGTGGATGGCAAATTATCTTTTCCAAACAAATGCTACACCATTCCAAGTCGCAGTAGCGCACACCACTTCGCCATTCGTCACAGCATATCCTTGGAGCAGTTCTGGCTTCGGCACTAAATACTCTAATCCAGCTACGCTGCCTGCTGGTAACGGCAACGGCGTAGCGTTTTCTCCGAGTGGAGATGCTATTGCTGTAGCGCACGACACTACGCCATTCGTCACCGCGTATCCTTGGTCTAGTGCCGGTTTTGGCACTAAATACGCTAACCCAGCTACGCTGCCTCCTAGCGGTGGCAACGGCGTAGCGTTTTCTGGTGCTGGCGACTCTATAGCAGTATCGAGTTTCTCTTCACCCTACGTCACAGCATATCCTTGGAACAGTAGCACGGGCTTCGGCACTAAGTACGCCGACCCAGCTACGTTGCCTGCTGGTTTCGGCATGGGTGTAAGGTTTTCTCCCGCTGGGAATGCTATTGCCGTAGTGCATTTTACGTCGCCCTATGTCACCGCGTACCCTTGGAACAGCAGCACGGGCTTTGGTGTTAAATACGCCGATCCAGCTACGACCCCTACAGGCATCGGCAGCGACGTAGCGTTTTCTCCCGCTGGGAATGCTATTGCCGTAGCGCACTCTAATTCACCCGCCGTTTCAGCGTACCCTTGGAACAGTAGCACGGGCTTTGGTGTTAAATACACAGACCCAGCTACGCTGCCTGCTGGTAACGGCTATGGCGTAGCGTTTTCTCCGAGTGGAGACGCTATTGCTGTAGCGAATAGTTCTTCGCCCTACATTACAGCATACCCTTGGAGCGGTTCTGGTTTCGGCACTAAATACACAGACCCAGCTACACTTCCTACGGGTGTTGGCAATAAGGTAGCTTTTTCTGCGTTGGGGGATGCTATTGCTGTAGCGCATCAAAATTCACCCTACGTCACAGCATATCCTTTGAGCAGTTCTGGCTTCGGCACTAAATACGCCAACCCCGTGACGCTGCCTACTGGCAATGGCATCGGCGTAGCTTTTACCGTATCTGCGTAAAGAAAGACACCACATGATCTACACACAACTCAACGCCGAATACAAATACGATACTCTCGCCGACGCTATATACGCCCGCGAGATTGAGCATTTTCATTACGACTTTGACCGTAAGAACTTTGAGTATCTGATTGCCAACGCCACGGACAATGAGTTCGCAGCCAACGTAGCAGAACGCCTCGATGCCACACGCAAGCAAATGGGCAACGTGGAAGCTATCATGGCGGCGCTGCAAGAACAGATTGAAGACCAAGCCGCTTATGATGCAGCCGTCATTCGTGCAACTGCCAAGCGGAAAGCAAAGGAAGCAGAATAATGTGGTATGTCCAAGCCCAAGGCGACACTTTCATACGGCACATCTTTGATGCAGAGCCGACGCAGTGGGACGCGGATAACTATTGTTACGCCCGCAGTTTGACACCTGAGCAGGTCACGCATTTTGGCGTACACAAGAAGCAGATTGTCACGCCACCATATTTTGACCCAGCGACGCAAGTGCGCGAGGAAGGCCCGGCAATTCTGATCGATGGCGTCTGGACCCAGAACTACATCGTGACAGACCTAGACGCAGACGCATCAGCGGCAAAGGTTGGCGCACAATGGGCTGTGATCCGCGCGGAACGTAACACGCTACTGGCAGCCTGCGATTGGACGCAGCTACCTGATGCTTCGGCAGACGCCGCTGCATGGGCTACATACCGCCAAGCGTTGCGCGATATAACAGATCAGCCCAATCCATTCGCAATCATATGGCCAGTGAAGCCAAGCTAATGGACATGTCATTCGGCATCGACACGCTTCTCACCGTCGTTGCGGGCATCTTCGCCATCATTGGCGTATGGACGCAACTCAGCAACCGACTGGCCATCCTTGAGACGAAGCTGGAGTTCGGCGACGAGAAATTCAACAGCATCGACAAGAAGTTTGACGAGGTTATGATGCACCTCCGCCGGATTGAAGACAAGCTGGACAACAAGGCAGATCGGTAATGGCGTTTAAGCTAGGCCCACGTTCCCTGTTAAACCTTCGTGGTGTGCATCCCGATTTGGTGCGCGTCGTTAAACGCGCTATCAGCCTCTCCGATATTGATTTCACTGTCATCGAGGGGCTGCGGACCCCCGCACGGCAGAAAGAACTATTTGCCAAAGGCGCAACCAAGACGATGCGTTCGCGCCACATTCATGGCTTCGCGGTTGACATCGCGCCGTATGTAGCGGGCAGCATTCGTTGGGACTGGCCGCTGTTCGATAAGATTGAAGCGGCCATGAAGAAGGCCGCGCATCTTGAAAATGTGTCGATCACTTGGGGCGGAGACTGGAAGTCGTTTAAGGAC